CTTCTGTAGTGCTGACCACCGCACTGCCTACTGCTGTGGGTGTGAACATGCTTGCTAACCGAGGCGGCTCGGGTGAGTATGGCTACAAGCTGCGCATTATTGACAACGCGGCAGGCGGGTCAGGCAAAACTGTTGAACGGTATATCACTGGCAATACCGGGGGCACTACGCCAACGATCACGGTCTTGTCAGCTTTCGGCTTTACGCCCACCACTGGCTCGCGCTACGAAATTGTTGCGGGCCGAGTGGCAATGCTGTCAGCAGGTACGCTTGCTGCAACTTCATGGCGTTCGTTTGAAGTTGCAACGAATACGCTCGCGTCAATGACGCAAACCAACCTGCCCGCAACCATCGGTACGGACTCAAGCCTGATGGTGCTGGATGAGCAGTATGTGCCGCATAACAACTCCCCCGGCGACGGGATGATCAAGGGGGCATACAACTACGACACCGGAGTTGTGTCACGGTATGCTCTGACTGCTACGGCCACGGCAGCGGGCACGCTAACGGGCCAAGCCGCGCTGGGCGATGCGGTTGTGGTCGCAAACGAATACCGCAACTTCCAGATTCGAATCGTTGAAGACACGACCAACGTGACGGCGGTGGGGCAGCGGCGCATCATTGCCAGCCACACAGCAGGCGCAAGCCCTGTTTATACGCTCGGCACCAACTGGACGGTGACGCCCTCGGCAACGGCTAAGTATGTTATCGAACTTCCTAATCTGATTCTGCTGCGCTCGTCTGCAACCACCACGGTGTACACCTACAACTACACCGACGCCACGATTAACAACGGCACCAACAACATTGTTGCCAACGCTTGGAGCACAGCGTACTTTGGTGCGGCTCCTGCTGCGAATGCTGCTGGCGGCATGTGGGCACCGTCTTGGGGGATTGAGCCCGACCAAAACAGGTACGGTCGGCAGTCGTTCTGCTACTTCTTCCGAGGCGGCGCGGCAACGCTGGATGTGCTGGACATTGCAGGAGCGATCACGGGCACATGGACGGGTGCGATTGTTTATGACGGCTCCCCCGGTGCGCTTCCAACCACGGGGTCGGGTGGGTGTTACAGCCCTTTCGACAACGAAGGGCGCATGTTTTATTGCAATCTGTATGTGGCATCGCAGATCAGCCAGATATATCGGTTTGACGTAGAAAATCGCGTGCTGTCTGCGTTCACTCCGACAGACTTCTTGCAGACAGGCACTGCAGTGGTGGGGAATCGAATGGCTGCTTACTGTGCCATTGACGGCACAGACACTTATGACACGGTGTTCTTGCAGTCGCATCTCTCCACAGTCGCACAAGAATGTGTGGTGCTGGTATGAGCATTTCCGAACTGATCCAGCTTGTCAGTTATAAGCTGGCGGCACTGAACTCTGCGCGTGCGTCAGCCGCTTCTATTGGGGATTTGAATCAGGTGGTATCGCTTGACGCGCAGATTTCGCAGACGCAACTGACGCTGGATCAGCTAAAAACTCTGGCATAAAGCATGCTGCTTACCCTGCTCCAAAGCGCCGGGGCAGGGCCTTCCGCGCAAACACTCACTCAGGCAGCGCGATTTGACAACGCTCAAGCGTTCTATAGCGCTGTTGTCTCGTCTGTCAGCGATGTTGTTCAGACGGCTCGTTTTGACAACGTTCAAGCGTTCTACAGCGCTGTTCTCTCGCCTGTCAGCGATGTTGTTCAAGCAACAAGATTTGACAACGCTCAAACTTTCTATAGCGCTGTTGTCTCGCCTGTTAGCAATGTTGTTCAAACGGCACGTTTCGACAACGCTCAAACTTTCTACAGCGCTGTTGTCTCGTCTGTCAGCGATGTTGTTCAAGCAACAAGATTTGACAACGCTCAGACTTTCTACAGCGCTGTTGTCACAATTGATAGAAATCTTGTTCAGACAGCGCGTTTTGATAACATTGAGACTTTCTACAGTCCTGTTGTCACGACTGTTAGCAATGTTGTTCAAGCGGCACGTTTTGATAACATTCAGACTTTCCATAGCTCTGTTGTCGAGACTGTTAGTAATGTTGTTCAAACGGCGCGTTTCGATAACGCTCAGACATTTTACGCAGCTACAGTTGTATTTTTCAATGCGTTACAGCCATCACTCGTCAGCAATACGCAGACGTTTTATAGTGCCACAGTTGCAGCGGGACCAGTATCACTCGCCCCGTCGATTGTCACCAACAATCAGACGTTTTATGCAGCTACGGCTCTATCTGTCATTACACTGGAGCCGCCATTCGTCAGCAACACGCAGACGTTTTATGCACCAGATGTTCTTCGTGGAACAGTAACACTACTTGCTGAACGATTTGATAATGTTCAGACATTCTATCAAGCGAATGTTAGACTAGACGAACTTGTTGTTCTATCCGGTGTTTCTGCAACAGCAGCCGTTGGAACACCGACATTTTCTCTTGATTGTAGATTTGCAGTTACAGGAAATAGCGTAACGTCTTTCAATGGGAACGTTGTTGTAACAACAACCGTGTTCTCGTATGATGCTAATGCGTTTGATAAAAACAGAATTGTTTACGTTGAAGCGAAGACACCTGCAATTGCTAGGTATGTTTATGTTGAAGCTCAACCAAGAACGCTGTATGTTGAACCAAAATCGACAGCGCGAACAGTTGTGATAGATAGAGACATTAGACAAGTGTATATAAGCCGTGGTACAACAAGCAAAGAACGTACAGTAGATATAGGAACATAATATGTCGTTTAGATGGACTAATAAAGACAAAGACGAAGTGTTGGACTACAGCGTTGATTGGTCACGCTGGCTTGGCGCTGCCACTATCTCTAGTGTATCATGGTTTGTTGATAATGCTTCTGGTGTCAAGACAGCCTTCACTAATGGTAGTGTAGTGAATGGGCTACAAAATGTAACAGCCACCAACACAAACACTGTTGCTACCATCAATTTGGGACTCGGCACTAATAACACTGAATACAAAATCTATTGTCGCATTACAGACAGCACTGGTTCCATTGCAGAGCGTACAGTGAAGCTTCGTATCAAGGAGCAATAATGGCATACAACTATCTAGAAATCACCAATACCCTGCTTCGTTCTTTGAATGAGGTGGAGCTTACTTCTGTTAATTTCCTCACCTCTAAAGGCTTCTATGCTCATGCTAGGGACGCTGTCAACAATGCTCTTCGTGACATCAATCAGATTGGGCAAGATTGGCCCTTCAATCACGTAGAGCAGACAGACGTATTGTCCGATGGTGTTAGCCGTTATGCCTTCCCGGCAGATTCTGCCAAGATTGATTTTGATAGCTTTCGAATCAAAGAAGACGCTACGTTTGGCAACAATACTGTGCGTCTGGAAGTGATTACATATGACGACTATCTGAAGCACTATGTAGACCTTGAATATTCAACAGATACTAGCCGACTTGATGTACCTAGAAAGGTATGCCATGCTCCTAGTGAAGAATATGTCGTTGTGCCTCCTCCTAATGAAGACTACGAACTTGTCTACGAATACTATCGTATTCCTGTAGACCTTATCAATCCTACAGATGTTCCTTTTGTTCCTGAGCGATATAAGCATGTCATTCTTGATGGTGCCAAATATTATGCTTATATGTTCAGAAGCAATGAACAAGCTGCCAATATTGCTAAAGGCAAGTTTGAAGAAGGATTGAAGAGAATGCGTACTATCCTTATTAATAGGTATGAGTACATCACTTCAACATATATCCCGCAAGGCAGTATGATTGTTACCGGATCGAGAATATCATAAATGGATAGGTGGCAAACATACCCTGTTGAGTTTCGTGGTGGCTTGGTAACAAGCCTATCGCCGCTTCAACAGGGCATTCAAGAACCCGGCAGTGCCCGTGTTTTGCGTAACTATGAACCATCTGTTGACGGTGGGTATAGGCGTATTTTAGGATGTCAGAAGTTTGATACAGCAGTAGTTCCTTATTACGGAAATGCTGTTGTTCAAGGAGGCGGGCAAACAGGAACAACGCTGTTGCTTGCTGGTGTTACAGCACCACCTGTTGTAGGCAGCACCATTACCATTGGTGCCAACACCTACACCATTGCTTCTGGTGGTGTTAGCTATAACAGCACATTGCAGTCGTTGACGCTCACTCTGACATCATCTTTGGTGTCTAGTCCTGCTGACGGCGCTGCTGTTACGTTCAGTAATAACAATAGTCTTATTACAGGCGTTGCAGCATGGGATGGCTCTGTCGTTGCTGTAAGAAGCAGTGATGTTTATAAAAGCACTGGTAGCGGATATACACGAATAAATGTTCCTTCACATGGCACTGTATTAGTAAATGGTGGTTCTCAAACAGGCTCGTCGCTGGCTGTCGATGGTTTGACATCAGTGCCGCAAATTGGGGATACATTCACCATTGCTGGTGTCAATCTAACATACATCATCACTGCATTGCCAACTGTCACTGCTGGTGGCGCTACATTGGCAATATCGCCTGCGCTTAATAGTAGTCCTGCTGATAATGCTGTCATCACCTTTAGAAGCACTAAATTCACTACAGGCACCAAAGCTAGATTTGAACGCTATCGCATTGGTTCTACGGAGAAAATCGTTGGTGTTAATGGTGTTAGCTTTCCTTTTGTTTACGATAACACTACCTTTAAGAAGCTCACAACAGTGCCTGATATTGAAGGTGCTGAATATGTAGCTTGGTTTAAGAATAGTTTGTTCTTTGCTAAGGGAGATGCTGTTTACTTTTCTTCTCCGTTTTCCGATACAGACTTTAGCGCTGCTAGTGGTGGTGGTGTAATTAATGTTGGTGGAAACATAACAGGACTCGTTGTCTTTAGAGAACAACTCATTATTTTCTGCGAACAGGCTATTAAGCGTATCACTGGGTCCACCATTGCAGACTATCAACTGCAGCCAATTACAGAAAAGATTGGATGTGTATCTCCTGACACCATCAAAGAAGTTGGTGGGGATGTTATGTTCTTGGGGCCTGATGGCTTGCGATTGTTGTCTGCCACAGATCGTATTGGCGACTTCGGTTTGGCTTCTGTATCTAATCGGATACAGACAGAACTAACACAGCTTATTAGAGGTAGCACCTCCTTTTCTTCTGTCACTATCAAATCTAAAAGTCAATATCGATTGTTTGGATATTCCGCTAATATCACTTCCGATAGTGCTAAGGGAATATTGGGAACACAGTTTTCTGATAGAGTGGAATGGGCAGAACTTAGAGGAATTAAAGCTTATACAGCAGACAGCGACTATCATGAACGCGAAGAACTAATCATTTTTGCTAATAATGATGGATATGTTTATAAGCTTGAAGAAGGAAACACTTTTGATGGAGTCAACATCAAAGCTTCTTTCTACACTCCTTATTTGCCCATCAGCGATCCGCGAATTAGAAAGACTTTGTATAAGCTTTACACATACTTAGACCCTCAAGGAAGTGTAACCATTACCTTGAGCATGAAGCTTGACTTCGATGACAAAGGTAGTGTACAACCGGACGCTATTACGCTTTCTAACGCTACCAGTAATGTTGGTATTTTTGGAAATGCGTTGGCTAATTATGGCGCCGTTGTTTTTGGTGAGAAGCTATTGAGAGTGTTTGATTCTCAAATAGTTGGGAGTGGTTTCTCAGTTTCGTTGCAGTTTGAGAGCAATAGCAATGATCCTCCATACAGCTTTGACGCTGTTACAATTGAATACGCATCTCACGATAGGCGCTAAAGGAAAAGTACATGGCTGGCTACATTAGGCAAGACACAACAAACAACATTGCTGACGGAAACGTCATCAATGCTTCAGACTTTGACAACGAATATAACGCTATTGAAGCAGCATTTAATGCAACGACAGGGCATACTCATGACGGCACTTCTGCTGAAGGTGCTGCCATTACGAAGATTGGACCTACACAGGATGTTGTAGCTAGTGCGACAGCGTTGACGCCTAAGACGGATAACACTGTTGACTTGGGTAGCTCTGCGCTGGAGTACAAAGACCTGTACATTGACGGCACAGCCAACATTGACAGCCTTGTTGCCGACACTGCTGACATCAATGCAGGCACTATTGATGGTGTCACTATTGGCGGTGCTAGCGCTGGTGCTGCTACGTTCACCACTGTTGGGGCTACGACAGGTAACATCACCACCGTCAATGCTACCACTGTTGACACCACCAACATCGAGGTAAGCAACGTCAAAGCCAAGGACGGCACTGCGTCAATTACGCTGGCTGACTCCACCGGCGTGGCTTCATTCTTGGCAGCACCTGTGTTGTCGGCGCTGACGGCCTCGCAGGCGGTGTTTACTGACGCCTCAAAGAACTTGGTGTCCAACGCCATCACGGGCACGGGCAATGTGGTGATGTCCACCTCCCCCACGCTGGTGACTCCGGTCCTTGGCACTCCGACCTCTGTCACGCTGACCAACGCCACGGGCTTGCCTCTCTCGACGGGCGTTACGGGCACGCTTGCAACGACGAACGGCGGCACGGGACTGACTTCGTTTACCGCCAACGGGGTTGTCTACGCAAGCAGCACAAGTGCGCTGGCCACGGGGAGTGCGCTGACGTTTGATGGAACAAATGTGCTTGGTGTTGGAACATCTACTCCAAACACTATTGGATATGGCGGCGCGGTGCTTGGCCTTTATGGGGCTTCAAACACAGGCGGCAACATTTGGCTAACTAGCGATGCCACGGCTGCTGGCAACCGTGCAGGACGTATTGGCTTTGGCACTGAGGGCAACTCCACCAACAAAGAATTGGTGCGCCTGACCACAGTGACTTCCGGTTCAACCGCCGGTAATTTGGGTGGCGACCTTCTGTTTTTGACAAAGCCGGATGGGGGCGCGCTGACGGAGCGTTTAAGGCTCGACTCCTCCGGCAACCTCGGGATTGGGACGAGTTCGCCTGATTCAAAACTGCACGTTGTCAGCGGTGCAAGCACTACGCTTGCTCAACTTCGTATTGGTTTTAACGGAACATCCGTTAATTATTACGATGCCAATACGCATTATTTCCGAGATGGTTCTGGCCCGACGAACAGAATGATTCTCGACGCCTCCGGCAACCTCGGCTTGGGGGTGACGCCGAGTGCTTGGCAATCTGGACGTACAGCGTTTCAGTTTGGTGCTGTTGCTTTTTTGCGGGGTGACTCTTCTGCATCAGAGATTGGCGCAAACGCATTCTTTAACGGCACAAACTGGATTTACACCACAACTGGTGCAGCAAGCAGACTAAATCAAGCAGCAAGTGTTTTTTCTTGGCACACCGCCCCCTCCGGCACCGCAGGCAACACGATCAGCTTCACGCAGGCGATGACGCTGGATGCTAGTGGGAATTTGGCTCTCGGCGGCACGACAAACAAAGTTACCGGATTGAGCGGTAGTGGCACGGGCATGACCATTCAAGCGTCTGCTGCGCCGATTCTTGGAATTTGGGACACTTCAGACGCAACTTACTATTTAAATCTTGGTCAAATATCAGAAAACTCGTATTTGTGGAACATCGGTAACGGGTTTTTGTCTTTCGGCACCAACAACACCGAACGCGCCCGCATCACGAGCGGGGGTAATTTGTTGGTTGGAACCACCACCAACAACGCTTCCGGTGGCGTGATCCAAGTCTCCAACGGCATCACCTTCCCCGCAACTCAATCCGCCTCAAGCGACGCCAACACGCTGGATGATTATGAGGAAGGTACTTGGACGCCAAATCAAGGTTCGGGGTTAACAGTTGTAGGAGCATTTAGCTCTTCCGCCGTATATACCAAAATTGGAAACCTTGTTTATGTGCGAGGGTATGTGCAAGGGGCAACCAGTATTTCCATAGCAGCGGGTGGAGTGCTAACTTCAAATCTGCCGTTTTCAAACGGCTTTGACGCTTGCGGTGGTAATTGCACAAATTATAACGTAAACCAAACTTCTGGGGCTTATATACAAAATGGTACAAGTGCTAATGCAACATCAGCAATAACTGCGTCACAACAAATCATATTTGGCTTTACTTATCGAGTTTAATTAACTAAGTCGGATGGCTTAGTCGGACACATTTTCAACAAAAGGAGCCATCATGGCAATCACGAAAGAAACCAAAGTAGATCAGATCACAGTCACCGAGAACGGCATTGTGCTGTACCGTGAGGCCACACGAATTCTTGAGGACGGTGAGGAACTGACCAAGAAATACCACCGCAACAGTCTCACGCCGGGGCAAGACCTGACGGGTGTGCCTTCCAACGTGCAGGCCATCTGCAACGTGGCGTGGACGCCGGAAGTCATTGCTGCACACCAAGCCCAACAAACTGCTGGAGCCCAACCATGACAACCTTCACTTGGATCATCGAATGGATGCAGTGCAAGCCCACTGAGGGCGACAACACCGACGTAGTTGTCACTGCTGGCTGGCGCTGCAACGGCGCTGACGGCGACTACGCCTCTACGGTGTACGGCACCTGTTCATTCCCCGCGCCCGAGGGCTCCTTCACGCCCTACCCATACCTGACGCAAGACATGGTGCTGGGCTGGTGCTGGGACAACGGCGTGAACAAGGACGCAACTGAAGCTGCGGTGCAGTCGCTGATCGCAAATCAGATCAACCCGCCCGTCGTGCAATTGCCGCTGCCATGGTCATCCGCCCCGCAAACGGCCTGATTGGCTGGACCCTTCGTCGCACGGGCTTCGCGGGAGTAACGCTCCCGTGGGGCATCTACATCTTGCCCGAGCGCTTGCAAGATGCTAGACTAGTACGGCATGAACAAGAACACGCTAAGCAAATAGACGAGCTTGGTGTGTTTAACTTTTATGTTCGTTATCTGTGGTTCACCCTCCGCTACGGCTATCGAAACAACCCTCTGGAGGAACAAGCCCGAAAGGCAGAAGACAAATGAACGACACCAAAATCACCCTGACCCTCGGCCTCGTCAACGGCATCCTGCAGTATTTGGGCACACGCCCATACGCTGAAGTTTTCCCGTTGGTGCAGGAGATTCAGAAACAGGCTGCTCCACAGGTGCCTGCTCCACAGGGCGCTGAAGAGCCGCAGCTTGCGGGTTTGAACGACTGAAATGATTGAAATAGTAAGCGGTGGTATATTTGGTTCTCTCTTGGGCGGGCTATTTCGGCTTGCTCCAGAGATTATCAAGTTTTTTGATAAAGCTAATGATCGCAAACATGAGCTTGCGATGTTTACGCTGCAAACTGATTTGGAAAAAGTCAGAGGTCAATTTCGTCTTGAAGACAAGTATGTTGATCACAGCGTAAATCAACTTGAAGCAATTCAAGAAGCATTCAAAGAACAATCTGCCACCGCTACTGCCTCATACAAATGGGTTGCTGCATTATCTGCATTGGTGCGACCAGTTATTACATATACCCTGTTTGGCTTGTATGTAGCATTTAAGATTGTCATAATTAGTTATGCTATCGATACAAATGCAACGTGGTATGATATTGCTACAAAACATTGGACTGTTGAAGATTTTGGCATGCTCAACATGATTTTGACATTCTGGTTTGTGGGTAGGGCAATTGAGCGTTATCGGCAGTGACAGCAGAAGCTATCCGCATTGCCAAAGAAGTTTTATGCAAACCATTTGAGGGGTATGCTAGACGTCTTCCCAACGGAGATTGTCATGCCTATCCCGATCCCGGTACAGGCGCACAGCCTTGGACGATAGGATGGGGCAGCACAGGCCCTGAAGTGAAGCATGACACTGTGTGGACACAACAACAGGCTGAAGCGTCTCTAGACAATCATTTGTTACACTTCTGTGCTGGGGTATTGACAATGTCTCCAACGCTAATGCAAGAGTCTCCGAGACGTCTTGCTGCAATTATTTCTTTCGCGTATAACTGCGGACTCGGAAACTATCGCATCTCCACTCTTAAGAAGCGTGTTGATGCTAAAGACTGGAATGGTGCACGTGAAGAAATCGTCAAATGGAATAAAGCCGCTGGTAGAATAATGACAGGTCTTACCAGACGTAGACAAGCAGAAGCGCAACTAATGATATGAATATTCCATCTTCGCTGAAGATCATTGGTAGAGAATACGATGTCGTAAAACTAGACTACGACAATGAACAAGTTGGTGGAGTAGATTTTGATAATTGCACAATAGGAATTAAATCAGGACAACAAAAACTATTAGAGGCTGATACACTACTTCATGAATCTCTACACATCATTGATGAAATATTCCAACTTGAGTTAACAGAGCGTCAGGTATATTGTGTTGTCAGTGGTATAATGGCCCTACTTAGAGATAATGAAACTCTTTTGCCATATATTAACGATGCCCTTGTTTCACCGAGAAAACTATGAGTAAATTCACCGCAAAGCAAAAAGAAATTGTAGCCCGTAAGCTTGGCTATGACGGTCCTATGCAGGGCTTTGATGAGTTTTTGCAAAGCTCTCCTGCTTTGGCTATAAAGTATGGCATGGTTGCTAAAAAATATATGGCTAAGGGTGGTGTTGTTAATAAGTATGCTGCTGGTGGTAGTGTTTGGGGCGGCAAAACATTTTCCGGCCACACGCTGCCAGACAACTGGGACAACTTATCTGGCGCGCAAAAGATCAACTTCTTCAACCAGAACGCCATCACCCCTGAACAGATTAAAGCCGCCGCCCCAAACACTACAGACGCAGACATTCAATCTTGGCGCACGTATATGGGGTATACAGTGGCACCAGCGCCTGCACCTACATCAGCGCCGACAGCAGCGCCTGCACCAGCGCCAGCAGCACAGTGGGGAGGGCGGACCTTTTCCGGACACACGCTACCAAGTGACTGGGACAACTTATCTGGCGCGGATAAGATCAAGTTCTTTAACGAAAAAAACGTAACCCCTGAACAGATTAAAGCCGCCGATCCAAACGCCACGGACGCAGACATTCAATCGTGGCGCAATTATATGGGGTACACGGCAGGGGCACCAGCAGCGCCTACGCCAGCGCCGACAGCGCGTCCTACGTTGACGCCTACGCCAGCGCCTACGCCTGCACCTACGCCGCGTCCTACGCCTGCGCCTACGTTGCGTCCTACGTTGGCGCCTACGCCAGCGCCGACAGCGCGTCCTACGTTGACGCCTACGCCTGCGCCTACGTTGCGTCCTACGTTGGCGCCTACGCCTGCGCCTACGTTGCGTCCTACGTTGGCGCCTACGCCAGCGCCGACAGCGCGTCCTACGTTGACGCCTACGCCTGCACCTACGCCTGCGCCTGCGGGCGCTGTTACACCAAAAACAAATCCTGCTACGGCATATACAGACACTGGTGTTCCGATTGTTGGTTCAACGCAGCAAGTGACAGCGCAACAAACCGCTACGCAAGATTTGAGTCTTGATACTACGAGGTCTGAATATCAACTTGGCGTTGCTCCTACAGGAACCGTAGTAAAAACAGATTCTGCAGAACAGGCAACTGCAGGTGAAGGTGGCGAGGGTGAAACATATGAAACCAGCACAGCATTGACTGATGTGCAGGATCAAATGAATAAGCTCATTGCAGAAAAAGGCACGTTGTCAGAAGGTTCTAAAGCTGTAGCTCAAACAGGAATTTTGTCTGGGGGTGCTACAGCTAAAGCTGTCGAGCCTGCCACTGCCGCAAAAGTGTCGGCTGTTAAACCATTAATTACAGCAGAGGATATGCTTGCAGCAGCAGCCACTGTTGCTGACGTTGGTGGTCCGTCTTCTGCTACTGCTCAAACTACAAACGAAAAATTCATAGCAGAAGTTGCAAAACTGACAGGTTCTACACCAGAAGCAAAAGCTGCAACCGACTACACTCTCGGCACTGCTGGTGCTGCTACGATGGCACCTACTACGGTGGGGGAAGCAGCAAAAGCTGGTGAAATTCCTGAAGCCATTGCAGAGCAAAGCACGGCTACGTCTACTCTTGAAGCACAACAACGCGATGTTGTTGAGAAAGAACTTGTAGATGTTGCTCGTCAGAATCTACAGATTACAGAGCCTATTAAGGCTATAGCGGCTGTAGCTGACAAACTTAATCAAGCTGCTATTGTCATTGCACAGCAGGCTAATTTTGACCAAGCGTTAGCTTCGACAGAGCAAGGACGGGTTGAATCTGCTTCGACAATTCAGGGACAGCTTACGTCTTTGATGCAGCAGTTTAACGATGGCACTCCTGCATGGGCTGCTGGCGCTATGCGAGCGGCTAATGCCGCTATGGCAGCGCGTGGTCTTGGTGGTAGTAGCATGGCAGGTGCTGCCATTGTTCAAGCGACTATGGAGGCTGCTACACCCATTGCTGCTGCAGATGCTAAGGTGTTTGAACAGATGCAATTGACGAATCTAAACAATCGTCAACAGGTTGCTTTGGCAAATGCTGCTGCTTCTCAAAATCTTCAGCTTGCCAATCTGAACGCTCGTCAACAAGCTGCGTTGCAAAATAGCTCTAATGCGTTTGCGTTGCAATCACAAAGCTTGTCTAACCAACAGGCTGTTGTTCTTGCTAATGCTCAGATTGCTGCTGCTGTGCAACAGAAAAACCTTGATGTTAAAACATCGGTGGCGCTGACCAATGCAGCAAAGTATGCTGAAGTTAACAATCTCAATTTGTCATATCGTCAGCAAGCAAACCTGCAACGTTCTGCTGAGAACATTCAGATTGACATTGCCAATCTAAACGCTCGTCAACAAACCTCGTTGGCTAATCTGCAAGTGAGGGCATCTATCAAGGGTCAAGAGCTTAGTAACGAACAGCAGATGGCTGTGTTGCAAAGCACTCAAAACTTTGAGGCTGCACAATTTGATGCAACAGCACAACAACAATCTTTCATTGCTGAGTTTAATGCCAATGCTGCGCTAAAGGGACAAGTGCTGTCAAATGAACAGCAAACTGCCTTGTTCAATGTTAGCAACGTTATGCAAGAACGAGGCATGAAGTTTAATGCTGAACAACAAGTGAATTTGTTGAACACGACAAATGCAATGCAGGTTGATCTTGCAAACTTGTCGAACAAGCAACAGACAGCGCTTGCCAACGCGCAGATTGAGGCTGCACTAAAAGGACAAGAACTCAGCAATAAGCAGCAAGTGAACATCACTAATGCTGCACGTGTTGCTGAAATTGCTCAAGTAAACTTCACTGCAGAGCAGCAAACCGCACTAGCTAACGCGCAATTTATCCAGCAGATTAACCTGCAAGATATGAGCAATGAGCAGGCTGTAGTGCTTGCTAATGCTGCCACCACAGCCTCAATGGACATGGCAAATCTGAACGCAAAGCAACAAGCTGCTGTTCAGAATGCTCAAGCCTTTTTGGCAATGGACATGGCAAATCTTGACAACACGCAGAAGACATCGTTGTTCAAGGCGCAACAGCTTGCACAGGTTGCGTTGTCCGATGCTGCTGCTGAAAATGCAGCAAAGCAATTT